ATGTCTACCGTCCATCCTTGAGCGATTGTTGTCATGCAATTTCTTTCTAGGTAATTCTCATTCCGACTATTCCTTTGAATACTGCTTTCTTTTCAATCGCATCTATGCACCAGAAAAGTTTTGCTATTTCAAAGTCATTCATTCCTTCTTTAATCATAGGAGATTCAGGAAAATCTCCAATTTCTTGAAAGAATTTTGTATTAATCACAACACCGTTGAGTGAGCTAGACACGAAGTCATATTTTTGTTCAATGACCGGAAAAAGAATATCCTTTTCTGATTTTGCAAACATCTCTATTTTCTTTTCGAGATATGGTCTGATGCGGCTTCCTCCAAACATTAACAAAGCCCATTCATGTTTCATTTTCTTCATGCCAAGATTAATCAAACTTGTAATTGTGTCTTTGCCTTTGTATGTTGGACATATTTCCTTGAATTCTTTCATATCAGCAGCGTTAGCGTCGTCACCAACTATAGCGATTGACTCTCTGTCATAAGAATTGTGTCCGATTGAGCCTATGCTATTCTTGACCCCAGCAATATTTCTATCAGGGGAAAGGATTATAAATCCTAAATCCATGTTGTGTCCTTAAACAAACGAGATATCGTAATCAATTTTAATCACATCATCTTCTGATATTGCAGAAGATAAAGCAAATTCTCCATTTACTGAGTTTGAAACAAAGGACAAAAGAGTCCATGGATCATCAGCAAGTGGTCCGGGTGCATAAACTTCTATGTCTTCAAAAACTCTGACCCCATTTACATAAACACGTAGACTTCCATCAACAAATGGACTTGGGGTAGAGTCTACTGTATAATTGATATAATCTGGGTCCATCAAATTAACATCAACTGGAGTAGATCCATAAAAGTGTCTATGAGCAGCAGCTACTGGAAACCCAAGTTCAAATGTAAGAATGTTGGGAGCAGTTATAACTGGAACCACACTACTTGATGCTTGAAGTTCAATAACTCCACCATCAAACAATATCACAGAACTGCCATCTACATCAATCTGAATTGATAAATTTGTAGCGTCTTCTGAAATTAAATCTAACTTATCAGATTGATATTTGGTCATTCTAACATAATTTAATGTATCTGCGTGATCTTCTATGCTGTGCAAAGCTTCGTCAATTGCACTGGATTTTAAAGAACCGTCTGAATTTATAGACTGGTTCAAACGATTAGATACAGATCCTTGAGTGCCGATAGCATCCCTAATTTGTTCTAATAAGTTGTCTACAGACAAATTGATTAAATTCTGACGCCTTAAGATGTTCTTAAGAGGCAGATTGTCTATCTCCCAATGATAAGGATCTTGAGGATGATATAAAACTTCTGGAATTAATTCTATGCGTGGGATAGCACACCTTCCTTAAATAAATATCCCCAGCGTTTTCCGCTCAGAATTTTACTTACAACAGAACAATCTATGTTAAATTTATTGGACAAATTGGACTCCTTTAATAACTCTCGAAACAATACTTTAACAACTAATGCCGATCAGGAATATAATTTGCTACATGAGTTGAATTTAGATTTATTTGTTATTGGAACTTATGAGAACCTACAGCATTTGTTATTCGAAGATAACCTGTAGCAACTCTTATAAATTGGTTATCTGGAACTTTATTAATTGCATCAGATACAATTCTTACTATAAATTGTTTGAATTTATCGGGAGTCAATTGTTCTGACAAATATGCAGCCTGTTGTTCGGCAGACATTTTACTCATGTCTAAATTTAATCTAGGGGCTGTTTCCCAATCTTGTTTTTCAGGCTGAGTAGGCTGAGTAGGATTATCTCCTGAAAAATTTTCCATCCAAATGTCATATTGATTTTTATAAAATGACTCATGCTTTGTTAAATGTTGATTCTGATCATTATTGTTTGTGAAATACATTTTGCTCCTATTTTCTTAAGTTAGATTGGTTGACCAATCTCGACACTGTGCTTTGATTGATATTTAGTGTTTCTGCAATGTTTTTTTGAGAAACTCCTTGTGAGTTCATGTCAACTACCTGTCGCTTTTTATCTTTTGTAACTCGTGGTTTTTTAAGCTTTGGTCTACTGAGACCAAGATGACCCCATTGTTCTCCAGATAAAACAGCAGAGATGTTAGATGTTCCAATTTTCTCTGCTATTTCTTTCTGTAACATGCCTTCATCCCTCATTCTAAATATCTCATGCACCTTATCTTCTGTAAGAATAGATCCAGAATGGTCTTCTCCTCGATGTGGCTGTTTTGTATATCCGATGGTTTCTGTTTTATACTTGAAGCAATCCCATTCAATATGTGGCTTTATCATATCAATGAAATCAAAGTATGAGTTGCGACCAATGTAAATTTTGTATTGTCCTTCTTTTCTACCGCCAGTTTTTTTGTGACTATTTATTCCAATATCTTCTTTAAGTCTATTGATCAAAAAATCTACTTCATCAACCGTAAAGCTTTGTGTATTTAACTCAATGTTAGCATCTTTTTGGTTATTGCTGCCGTCATCCATGTGCCAAATGCACAATGTAAGTGGCGTCAGTTTGATGTCTGTAGGAACTATCTTACGTCTTTTGAATCTATGATGATCTGTGCGAGGTACATACCACTTAGATTCAATCTGATTCCAAATTTTGTCGCAACGAGAACAAAAAACATATCTATCGAAATGTGACTTTTTGCCATTTGCAACTATTCCAGTAGCTTTGATTGTCATCGGCCTGACAGAACAACCAAAACTCAGGAATTCTTTAACATACCAACAAATATAACTGCTTTTGTCGTCTCCTTGGTGATCTCGTTTTGATTGTCCAATCTGTAGTTTCATCATCGGATCAACGAAATTCGTCCAAATTGTTCCGTCGCCCAAAAGCGATCCTGTAACTATCTGTGTTTGTCTCTCTGTAAGCATAATTGCCTCCTTTCGGATATTTATACCACAAACAAAAAGAATTGGCAACTATTTTTCAGATGAAGTTTAAGCGCCAATTGAACGTAATTTGCATGTCTTCTGTTTTGTTAAGATCTGCAAATGTAGTCATACTGTATAAATCTCCATTAGCCATTTGTAGAGCCATTTCATTTAATGTGACCCCTACAATCTCATTAAATGATATTACAGACGTTAATATGACCTGTGTTGGCATTGAACCATCAACACTGGCGATTACAGGCTTAGAGAGTCTAGTGACTCCAAATAAACCTTCTCGACCAGCATTCACGTATTTTTTAACTCCACTCTGAGTTCCGCCATCTCCAAACAACATTCGAGTGATGTAAAATTGATAGCTATCTCCAATTTGATTTGCTAAACTCCTACAAAGAGCACGTCTTCCTGTCAAAAGAATGGTATTATCGACATTGAATATTTCTTTTTCTCCATCTTTCCATTCTCTAATAATTTCCACATCTCCCAATGCAAATGTATCACTGTTCATAATGCTACTCCTTCTTCGGTGTTGCCAGATCTTGTTTCAATTGTAAAAGAGACGCCTTCTTCCTGACCTACATTTTCTTGCATCCCTGTTCCGCCAGCCGACAGTGCAACAATTGCTAAGTTCCCAACTGGATCTGAAATTGTTCTAATTACTGGATCATTTCCATCACGATCTAATTCACTAAATACTGTAAATCCCACGTTTACTCCAATTTTTGGAAAATGCACCAAACTATAAGCCACTGTTGTCCCGCCAGAATTAGAAGTCATCCAATATTGATCTCTTCCAGATAATTTGACTTCTTTTTCATCCCATTCAAGAATTCTAAAGAACTCTTCGTTGATTTTAAACATGTAGTTTTCTTTAAAATTATTATCTTCTAACAAGAGAACGGGAGGGTTACTTCCATTTTGAATATCAAATTCTGATTCATGATCATCAAATGTAGTTAAATGCAATCCTTTATATCCAAATTGCCCAATTTTCCTATTGGCAATTCTTCTTCTTATTTCAACTGTAACCCCAGCCATGTCGCCATCTGTCCAATTTCTTATCCAGAATTCTTGACCAGAAAACGAAACAACTTCATATTCTGTGCTGTTGTAATATAGGAAGTCTCCAATGTTTACTACTTGATGAATTTCTAAAATACTATCATTGAAGTTAACAATAGCACGTCTTTCTACGGCTAAATTTGATTCATCTGATTCGTAAATTTCTACATCATTATCGTCAAGTATTTGGTATGTTATATTTGTTGTGTTTGATGTTGGAAGACTTGAATTTCCACTAAGAATTAAGGCTCCATTGACTAAATCTTTGATTTCATATGGAGTTAATGAATATGCTGGAATAAGAACTTTCCATGATCCGCCAGTGTAATCTGGGGTATTATCTATGTCCCATAATGTCTTTACTCCAAGATCTTCAAACAACACAGTTGAATCTGTAAATTGTAAATAATCATCTTGGTTGATCTGTGTAGAAAAATTGCTGTAAGTTATATTCGACAAATTGAATGTAAATTGACTTTCATTTAAAGGCTCATTAACGGCAGATGATACATTTGCTGTTCTTCCGTCCAAATTTGAAATTGTATATGTTCCAGCATTCGGAGAAGGAGAAAGAACTTCCAAAACGTGATATTGCAACATCACGCCAGTATCCTGAAGAATAACGTCTGGAGTTACAATTGAAACATATTCATTTATAGCTGTGCCTAACTTTCCAGACAGAACTGTCATTTGATCAGCCAGTGTTTCTCTATCAACATACCATTCTGAATTGATGTGTCTTGTAAATATTGGATTAGACTCTCCAGATAAATGATTTTCAATTCTGTTAATATGAACTAAAAAATCAATTGCTTCTGTTGGCGGATGAACGAATTCACTAACTTCACCAGTGAAACTGATTGTTTGCAATACGGAATGAAAAGGCATAAATTCTTTAAGAACATCTTGAGCTTCAAGCATTCTGTCATTGCAAAGTTCTTCAACGCCAATATCAACGCTGTAGCTGCTGCCAATACAAGATCCACAAGGATCAATGAATTTTTTGTCTATGTTACATACATCATACGATGGTCTTGTGCTGCCATTGTACTCTTCCATGTTGTAAATGTTTTCAGAGTATGCAAACTCAGTTCTAATAAATCCAAACACCAAAGGATCAGCAAATGGATGTTTTACTGGGACCAATACAGAAAACAAAGGATCTTTTTCATCAATAATCCTGACATTCCAATTCTTGGGCGGAAACTCTTGATTGGCTTCATCTCTGTTGTCTAGTAAAGGTAAATCTCTGAGATAGTTTTCTAATTGTTGTTCTGATGGGTTTGGTATTTCTTTGTATTTGTAAAGAACACGAATTATATCTCCTTCAAATATATCAACAGGGGCAGAAGACAATTCGTCTCCAATCCATGTCATTGTTATTTTTTCATTACACTCTTCATCTTCTTCAAATCTAACATAATCTAATGAATATTCTGTGTAGTTACTTTCATTATCTCTTCTAACCCAAACACTAAAATTATTTTCATCGATCGGCAAAACAATTGTTTGTTTGTCCAATATAAATGTTGGACTGGATTCGACTTTAAAAGATTCCTGCCAAGTGTATTTTGATGTTATTTGCCAATGTTGCGTAATTGAATTTAACGACATTCCTGACTGAGCGAAGGCGTCTGACAATGCTCCAATCGTCCCTTTTCTCTTAAACAAAGGAATCGCTTCTTTTATTTGTCTTCTCCACAATGTCGGGTCATCTGACTTCAAACGTAGATCAAACAAATTAGACAAATACATCAATAAAGATTCGTGTATTGCATTTGAATCATACAAATCAATGATTTGATTGGCGAAATTTTCCAGAATTGTAAATCCACTTCCAACCGCTTGATTTAATCTTTGTGTTGTTTGAGCGGTTAAATCATTATCTGTAAGAAATGTTTTATACATTTCTGGCAAATACTTTTCGAGCAAAGTGTTATATTTTCCCTCTGGTGCAGCATGAGTTGGAATAGAAATGGCTGCTCTTGGATCTCCCACAATATTGAATGGTGTATGTGATGTTAGTTTTGATCCAGCAGGATTTGGAGTCCAAGTCCAGCATAAGAAATAATTTCCTTCTCTAATGCTTCCGTTGGCATCCCATTCAAACTCAAATTGACCTTCAATCAGATCACCATCTTTATCAACAGATTGAAAAAATTGAGAGTTATCTAAATCTGTAGAAAGCCAAGCTGGATATGTTGGAGTTCCAATTACTTCAACAGCACGTCTATCTTTGTAGTAATACGGCATAATCATTGAACTGGAAGATAATTCTTTTTGAAGCTTTTCTACTTTTGAAAGATTTTCTGGCGTTGGGTCTAAACAAGCTACAGCTACAGCTTTATCTAAAGCGTCACGTATGGTTTGATTTTGGATTTTATAGTCATATTCCCCCCAATTTGTTCCAATAAAATTTCTCTCGACATAATACACAGTTGCTGAATCAATCTTATACGGAGTATCAAAACATCCATTCGTATCCGTGGTTTGTATCTTTAGCAAGATCGTATCTGTTGTTCTGGGGTTGTCTGTGAAATTTTTTAGCGTCATAATTACTCGTAAATGAAGTTGATGTCGATTGATCCGGGTCTAACTATTTCAAAGAATCTTGCTGTAACTATTTCTCCAGAATTCGATTCATTGTCAGTGACAAAGTTTGTTTCTGTTCCTTTGATTTCTTTGATATCAGCCAGTTCCTTTATCATATCCGATGATTTCAAGTCTTGACCATAATCCCATTTATTCAATGAGAAGAATGTGTTTATTTTAAGATTGATTCTCTCTTTGATTTCATCTTCAAACTTTCTGTAGAACTTATCAACCAATACATCCAATGCAACATCAACTATAATTACAACTCCATCCCTGATACAAACATGATCTGTAATCATTTTCTTTGATTGAAGTTCTTCTGATAAAGCATTTTTTAATTGGCTGTTTGCTTCAATTAAGTCTTCTGGTGCGTCTAATGCTAAAATGTATAGATCAATGACATTGGCAGCACATCCATATTGTCTTAAAACTGCTTTTGATTTTCCAATCTTACCTTGAAACTCTGTAGTAAATTGATTGCTCACTGTTTCATAATCATCACCAGTGACAGCACGATTCTGAGTTCTTAACCAACTTGGAAGCTTTCTTTTAATGTCTTCAAGAGTATCTCCGGAATACCCGAATTCACCTCTGGTGTAATTTTTGAATGTAACAGTTGATCTAAAGTTGAACCCCGGAACTAAGAAATTTCTCTGAAACTCAATTGATCCGGTCACTATATTTCCAGATGTTCCACCTCCAACTCTGTGCGTTACAGTTATTGAAGAACCATCAGAAGGTATCATTCCAGCTCTGTTGTTTCCAAATATTATAAAAGCACTATAATCTGAATCATATTCTACTCTGAATTCACGTCTCGGTTGTGAATCTGTAAAATAACTAACTGGAATCCAAGGCATTCCATCAACATAAACATTAACAGAATTCCAAATTACAGGATTAGAGCTTATTCGATATGATTGATTCGTTTCACCAGATCCAGCAAGTTGCTGAGAAATGGTTCTGCCTTCTAAGCCAACTAAATTTGTATTTATGAATTGTCCCGCACTAATGAAAATAGGATCATAAAATCTTGGATTGTTTTCTGAATCTGCGGCGAACAATTCAATTGTTTTTGGACCTTCGCTAGTTGAAAAATCAACCAACACAGGAGTTGGAATAACCAGATCTGTTTCTAGTAAATTATTAATCGTTGCCGACCAAAATGATCTTGCTCCGACTGGAGGCTGTGGTCTAAATCCAACAAGAGTCGAAAGTCTGAATGCGTTGTCAACCTCCGTTACCGTGTCTATGAATATTTCATTTGCAATCTGGTCGATCTTAAACGACATTGTATCTGCAATGAATGCCCAATTTTCTATGAGCATTACAGCTAAATCAGATTCTACAAAGTCATTGAAGTTATCAGAAAATCGCTCTTTAATAAAATCAACTAATCTAGCTTTCATAGACCAGAAGTCTTGATTAGTGTAATTTACATTTGTTAATTTTGGCGTTTTGATTAAACTTGAAATGTCATAAGGTGTAACATCAAATGGGCAATTTGCATAATTCATTTATCCCCCGAGTGGTAACTGTAATACAAGAGACTCTACCTGCGATATATTATCAGGATCAACAAATGATATCTTGATCCCCAGTATATTTTCAATCTCATCTCCTTGATCATCTTTATTAAGATCTTCACGATTAAATTTTGAAGTGACTGATATATCAGAAATCACAATACGTGGTTCCCATTTTGTAATTGAGTCTGCAATCATTTGTTTTGCAATTATCTCTAAAGAAGAATCATTCTGTTCAAAAATCAATTTTCTTAAAGGAGTTCCAAAATCCGGCAACATACACCTTTCTCCCGGATTTGTCAAAAGAAGCTGCAATAAATCTGCTTTGATTTGGTCTACACCATTATTTTGTGCCAATAAACCTCTAGTTGTTTTTACTAATGGATATTGTAATCCAAGAAATTTCATAATTTGTTTTCCTTTTATTGTATAGGTATTTATGGAGTTGCTACTGTGTTATTATTAAATGTAATGTCTCCTGATCCAGTATCAATGGTTTCAGTTGACGAACTACATGGAGCATCTTGAGCCGCTGCCATTTTAGATTCATAATCTGGATCACATCCTTCACATTCTCCTACTTGACATTGATTGTACGCTGAAGCAAAAACTCTTTCGCTAACGGATTTTTCCGTCCAGTGAAGAATTCCAGTCAAAGGACAAATTACAGGGCATCGTGCTATAATAACTCCGTAAACACATGGACCTTTACATCCTCCATGTTCTTTTGGCGGACAATCACGACCAGCCATAAGTAGAATTTTATCTTCAGCAAAAAATATGTGATTTTTTCCAGAATATCTAAAATCATCTTCTTCTACAGAACTCATACGTTTCTTAGAAACATAAGTGAATTTGTCTGAAGGATTCTTTTCTTTATCTCCAACTAAAACAATGTCCATGTCATAAGTCTGTCTAATGGCGTGTCCGCCAGCCCGTAAAAACACAATTCCCGGAGTTCCTTTAGGTCTTCCTTGAAATCTGAGAAAATGAGGTCCACGACATTCATCAGATCCACATGAGTTGCATTTTTCATCTGTATTAGGATCTACACATTGAGGATGTAAAATCTGAATAAACTGTTGTTGCGTTTCAACTTGAGAATTATCATCATTAAAACGCATTTCCAATCCATATCCAGATTTAATCTGAATATATGCTTCTGTGGCTTTTGCAACTGGAACTCCACCTTCTTTTCTACACGGAGAACACTGTTCATTAAGATGATCAATCAATCTAATGGCGTGTTTGCTAGTGCTTTCAATGTGAATTCCACGTTTTGGACCAGCTAAATTTGGAGGACAAGCACATATGTTAGGCTCTCCAATTGTGTCATCATTCAATTCAATTTTGTTTCCACTTGCGGACTTCAACTGAATGTAATTCATATCTCCACGAAGTTTTGAGTCCTTTTCAACATCGCTCATGACAAAACTGTGACCAGTCATCGACTTGATGAAAAATACACCAAGGCATTTATCGTTACATCCAAAATTGAAGCTTTCTTTAGATCTTTCCCACACTGGTTTTCCAAATGGTTCTTCTACAGAATCATCCATGACCATTGTATGTCCGCCAATGGAAAGAAATTGAATGCCAGATTGTGGAAGTTGACATTTGTTGTTTTGAGGAGTTCCCGGACCCTTGTAAGGACGACATTCATTTTCATGTTTAAAGAATTTGTTTGCTCCGCCTTGTGACTTGTAGTATTTAGTTGGTTCGTCAGGTGGAATTCCCGGAGTGCTTGGGTGTCCGCCAAGAATTTGATTTTGAGACCCACATGTTTCTTTTTCTATAGGCTTGCCATGGAAATCTGTTAAATATGGAAGTTCTCCTGAACTGGTGGAGCAAACATCAAGAGATTCGCCTCCCGGATCTGGAGGACATTGAGGATGTGCCCATTGACCACCATAATGCAAATGATCGTCTTTCATAATCATCCAGTTTCCACAACCAGACATCATCTCAATTCTTTTCCATCGTCGATTGCACTTTGCATTGCCATCGACCATTTTAAGCATATGCTTCTCTGGAGTTTTGAATCCATATATGTTTGGATAAGTAGCTCTGGTTTGCTCCAAAGGATCTTCTGTAAATTGTGTCAAATCATCAATGTCAGATGCGTTGGAATTTTCTGTATTCCAAGGAGGAAATACTTGTGACTCATCATCT